CAAGGCTAGATGCCGAGCGCGCAGAGCAAGCAGGACTGCGCGGACAAGGCAAAACGCGCTCAATAGCTCCATACTTCCAATAATATGCCAGCCAAAACGAAAACCCGACAAGTCAAAGTGACGGCAGCGCAGGAAAAGCCGCTCGTGCGCGATTATACCGCGCTGGTGGCACAGTTGAAAAAACTTTCGCCGGATTGGAGTGTGAACAATATCTCGATGGAGTCGGATATTTTGGCGAATCAGTTGGATTTGCTGAATTACTCCCGCGACTTGTGGAAAACCAACCCATATTTGCAAGCCTACGGCGACGAAATGGCGGTAAATGTCCACGGGCCGCAAGGCATCCGCCTTCGCATGAAGATTCAAGAGGAGTCGGATCGCGTAGTTCACGCCACCGAGGAAAAGGAAAAGATTCGCGGTCATTGGCAGCGTCGGGATCGCGTGAACAAGCATCTTGTCAAGAAAGGCGAGCGCCCGATTTTCGTGAAGCCATACGAAGAGAAGCGCGACAAGGCCACAATCAAAGCAGGAGCGCCCGACATCTTTGCAAATACCTACATTGAACGCGCATGGCTGGATTGGCAGCGCAAAGAAAACTGCACCATCACCGGGCGACTTAGCTACAACGAAAGCCGCATCCTGCGCCTCCGCTCGTGCGCCCGCGACGGCGATCACTTCATCCGATTTCTCCGCGACCCTAGCTACAAATACGGAATAAAGATTCAGCACATCAACACGGAGTGGTGCGATTGGAGGTTGAACCAAAAGATACCGCAAGGACAACCCGGCGCAGGAAATACGATCCGCATGGGCGTCGAATACGACGCCAGCGGGCTTGTGCCGGTTGCGTATCACTTCCGCCGTCCGTCGTTCAACCAATGGCAAGGCGTTGTGCCCGTGTCTTACGGCACGAACGGCAAAGACACGCACGAACGCATTTTAGCCGACGATATTATCCACTACGCGAAGTTTGACAACAACTCCGACATCAGCCGCCCCGTTCCTTGGGCGACGGCGATTATGAGCAATGCGCGCCAGTTCCAGAAATACACGGAGGCGGCAGTTGTCGCGGCGCGCGTCGGCGCGTGCTCGACAACTTTCTTTGAGTCTGAACTAGGCGGCGAGGATGGAGTGAGCGCAGCAACGCCAGACCCGCGAGACGTGAACGCGCTAATGATGCAAATGAACCCCGGCGCAATGATAGGACTGCCGCCGGGAATCAAAGCGAAGATCAACAACCCAAACAATCCAAACCGTGCTTTTGGCGAGTTCCGCAACGAAAGCCTGCGCGAGTTCTGCGCTGGATTGCCCGGCGCATCGTTTCCTGTCATCGGCCAAAACTACGCCGAGATAAATTTCAGCGCGGGCCGATTGGATCGACTCTCGACAACTGGCGCATGGCAAATGCTCCAAGAGTTCGACATTGAAATGGCAGAACGTCGCATCTTTGAAGAGTGGTTGAAAATGGCGCTCATCACGCAAGCCGTGAAGCTGCCAATCTCCAAGTTTGAGAAGTTCAACAAGCCGCATTTCCAAGCGCGACGTTGGCCGGGCGTTGACCCGATGAAGGAAGTCAACGCAGCAGCCTCCGCAATCTCCAATAAATTCACCTCGCGCACCGCAGTCATTGAAAGCGGAGTGTGCGGCGAGAGCGGCGACTTTGAAGATACCATCATCCAACTGGCCGAGGAAGAAATGATGTTGGAAAGCCTTGGTATGTCGTCCGCTACCACGGCGGACACAATGGAGCAATCCGATAAACCCGCAGAGGAACTAGACGATGAAGATTCAACCGCCACCGAACCAAAACCGAAAGTCGAAGAACAAGAGGAAGATTAAATTTCAGCCAATCCCGAAACCATTACTCACGCAAGAAACCAAACTCCTAACACGATGAAAACTCTCAAGATTCCAAACCAACTATTCCGCGAAGGGATGTCACAAGTTGACAACGGCACTTTGCGATTGAGTATTTGCAGCGATCAACCGTATCTCCGCTATAATTGGGCAGACGGCGAGCAATACTATGAAGTGCTCGATCACAGCGAGGGAAGCATTGACTTGTCCCGACTTAGTAACGGCGCGGCATTGCTGTTCAATCACAAGCGCGACATTCAAATCGGCCTCATTGATTCGCCCTCGATTGAAAACGGGCGTTGCTATGTCAATGCCAAGTTATCAAACGCGCCCGATGTTGCCAGCTACAAGACTCGCGTTGAGGAAGGCATCTTGAAAGACACATCCATCGGCTACGAGGTCACGGACGATGGCACGCAGATTGGAGAGATTGACGGAATACCAGCATACAAATTCAAGTTCGCCATTCACGAAGCATCCTTAGTGACTATTCCCGCCGATCCTACGGTTGGCCTTGGACGTTCGCGCAGCGAAGAACCGAAGGGCGGACTAAAAGAAATCAGCATCGGCGTGAAAAAGGATATTGACTTAACGCAAGTAAGTTGCAATAAGCCGTCCATGACCAAGGAAAACGAAGTCGCAGAAACTCCATCGGAAATACCCGAACCCGTCGAAACTCCCGCGCCAGAAGTTGTGGAAACACCTACGGAAACGCCCGTTGAGACTCCCGCGCCAGAACCAACCGCAGAGGAAGTGAAAGCAGCCGCCGTGAGCGGCGAACGCACCCGCGTTGCTGAACTCCGCAAGTGGGCAAAAGACATTTCCTCGTTACGCAACATTGATTTAACCGAGCCTCTTTTCTCTCACATCGAAAGCGGCAAATCACTTCCTGAGTTCAAGGAATGGGTGCTCGAAAACGAGTTCAAATCCAAACCAACCGCATTTTCGTCCGAAACCAGCAACGCCAACACGCTTTCGCGTTCAGCGTTCTCCGCTCTATCTCCCGCCGAACAATCGGCGCACTGCGCGGCGGGCGGGCGAATCAAAGACTAACCAATCCAGTTCACACTTACTCACACAACTCTTAAATAACTAACTCAAATGCCTAATACGCTTACTAACCTGATTCCTTCCGCTTACCGCGCACTTAATGTTGTGTCGCGCGAACTGGTTGGCTTCATCCCATCCGTTCAACTTGACCCTAGCGCCGAAATGCTCGCCGTTGGTCAAACGATCTACATCCCGCAAGCCCCTGTCAACTCGGCTGGCAAAGACATCTCGCCCGCAATGGCGTTTCCAACTGCCGCTTATCAGACCATTGGCAGCAAATCGCACTCGCTCACCAAGCAGCGCGCTTTCCCGTTCTCTTGGCAGAACGAAGAGCGCAAAGCGATGGATTCAGGCCCCGGCTATCTCTCCATCAACGAGCAGCAGATCGCGCAAGCAATCCGCGCTTGTGTCAATGAAATGGAAGTTGACATTGCAGTTGCAGCTAAAAATGGCGCATCCCGCGCTTACGGCACAACCGCTGGCACGGCTCCTGTTCTTACCGATTGGGCGAACGCAAAGAAAATCCTCGACGACAACGGCGCGCCTTCCACGGATCGCACAAGCGTCTTTGATACTACCGCTGGCGTTGCTCTCCGTTCGACCAGCAACCTTTACAAAGTGAACGAAGCTGGTGACGGCGGAAGTCTGTTGCGTCAAGGTTTGCTCGGCAACCTTTTCGGCTTTAATCTCCGCGAATCCGCGCAGATTCAGAGCACCACAAAGGGCACTGCCGCAAGCGCCACCACGGACAACGCGGGCTACGCAGTCGGCGCAACCGTCCTTACGCTCGCCTCGGCTGGAACTGGAACCATCCTCGCGGGCGACATCATCACCTTTGCTGGCGACAGCAATAAGTATGTCGTTGCAAGCGGCGATGCCGATGTTTCCACCGGCGGAACAATCACGCTGGCTGAACCCGGCTTGCGCGTTGCAATGAGCGCGGCAACCAAGGCGATTACCGTCTTTGGAACCAGCGCCCGCAACACTGCTTTCAGCCGCAACGCAATCCTCCTGTCCACTCGCCTTCCCGCAAGCGTGCAGGGCGACTTGGCAACTGACCGTCAAGTTATCACCGACCCCGTTAGTGGAATCTCGTTTGAACTTTCCATGTATCCCGGTGACCGCATGGTTCACTACGAGGTTGCCGCTTGTTGGGGCGTCACGGTCATCAAACCCGAACATCTCGCAATCATCGTTGGTTAATCAACGACCATGCAAGCTCCGCGCAATCAACTTCCAGCGGGCTACACCATAACCATCATCGCGGACGCTGTCAGCAACGGCAGCGTCCGCAGGTTGGCGGGAAGCGGCAGCGCGACAACTTACGCCGCCGCCGACATTGCCGCCTCGACAACTACGGTAATCGGCCCCTTCCCGACTCCGCGACAATATGAGATTCTTTCCAGCGAGGGAGAATTGACGTATTCAATCACGGAATCTGACACAAGCCCGCGAACCAGCGAAAACTTTGCCGATGAAATCAGCGATGAAACAGGAACAGGCGCGGCAGTATTCGGAACCGCTCCAACTCTCGCCGCACCAGCGATTACTTATCCAGTCGCTACGGCATCGGCTAACGGCGCAATCACGATCACATCCGGCGTTGTCAATATCACCAAGGCTGGCGTTTGCGCGCTGACATTGGCCGCCCCGACAACAGACGGAATTACTATCGTCGCAACATCATCCACCGCCAATGCGCATACGATTACCGCCACTGGCATAATTAGGGACGGCGTTGTGGGTGGACATAAAAGCCTAATTACATTTGCCGCATACGGAGGAGCAAGCGTGACGCTTGTTTCGATAGACGGGCATTGGAACGTAGTTTCAAAAAACAACGTCACGATTAGTTAATTTTACAAATGAGCCAGATCACCGACGCATTTGATTCGCTGGTGACAGCCATTAACGCCGCTCGCGGCTCTTCGCCAACGCTGACCATCGGCGCAATCACCGTTACCAGCATCCTTGTTGGCGACAACCCGATTGACCAACAGATATTTGACGGCGCGCTAACCGACCCAGACGGGCCGCAAATCAGCAGCAAGCTATCTTCGTGGTCAACCGTGCCGACTAAAAACGATACCGCAGTCCTAGCGGCATCAGACGGCGCAAACGGCACGTATGACGTAATGGATACCAACATTCACGACGGCATGATTTACATGAAACTTGGCAAGCGCGCAGGCTTATGAGCAACTTTGCTGAATACGATATTGAGCGCATGGTTATCACCATTCTCGCCGCGCAGACGGATTTACCATCCGCCTTACACCGCGATGTTGACGATGGCGCGGACAAGGATCGCATCATTGTCAGTTGCGACCCCCGCGAGGTTGAACTTGGCAACCGCGA